TCCTACCGTAACTGTAGATGAAGGGCTAAAAGAGGATGCATCGTTTGGAGCTGATCCTTGCACTTGAAGATATGTTACTTCTATCTTATTACCAGCTATCGGTGCTTTTCCGAGCACATTACCTTCTCCAAATGTAAGTTCATAAAAACCATTTGGTGTTTCTCTTACGATAAAAATCCGAGAGGTTGTATCAACCCTAACTGCATTTTTTATATCAGTATACGCTGAAAATGTAGATGAACTTGTGGTGTCAAAAACTTTTACAGAAATCGTTGTTGTATCTAAACTATCATCAGGAATTACATAAATTTGTTCGTCATCAACATCGCCCACAATAAAAGTTTTTGTTTTTATAGAACCTTCTTTTATTATTAAATCTGCGCTGCTTTCAGTTGTTTTAAATGCAAAGTTACCTGAACCATCATTTGTAGCTATGTGATCTTCAGTTGTTAAAAATGTATATGAGACATCATCAACCGAAGTAGTAAAAGAACTATTTGCTGGAAGGGTTGCAGTTGATGTTGTAGTATCTGAGGTTTCTGCTGTAATATTAACTGTTGCAGTAGAGCCTGTCTTTGACCGCGGATAATATCCTAAGTTTTCTGCATGTGATACTACTGATGATCTAAGTTGTGCTGAGTTTAAAAATGATTCGTTAACTGCTAAGTTTGCAGTTAGCCCATTGATGTGTGTGTTGTAAGCTAATACATCTAATATGTTTGATAAGCCACTAGCTTCGAAGTTATAATCTGAAAATTCTGATTGTTGTTTAAAATAATCTTTGAGACTTCTTTTAATTGTATCAAAATCTAAATCTGTTGATTTTATAATAGCCATTATCTTAACCTCGTAAGCTCTAAATTTAATTCTACTTTTTCTAAAGTATTAACTACTTGAAATTGTACTAGTATATGCATACTATTGAAATCTTCTTTTAATAATACCTGAGCTCCCATTACTGCTGCTCTCGGTTCGTGATTGTGTATGGCTGTCTTTATAGCATCTTGAATATCAATATTATCAACGTCTTCACTTAGCGCAAAAAGATAAGAGTTTAAATTTCCGCCAAATCTTTGGTTAAAAGGCTTTTCGCCTTTATTTGTCATAAGAAGATTTTTTACAGCTTGCTTTACAGCTGCTGCATCTGTTTTCTTAAAAACCTCTCCATTTGTTTTATTAGCAAATGCTAAGTCTATATCAGTATAAGAAACAGTACGAGACGTTGTAATTGGTCTCGTACTGAGATTTCCATCCTCTTGTGCAAAAACTCTAGCCATTTACTATTTTCTTCATACCATCTGTTATTTTATTTGCTAAGTGAGAAACTAAAACTTTTCTCATCGCTACTGCTCTATCGCGTGATGTAAACGAATACTCTCTTACATCGTCATTATCAACTCTTAAACTAAATACAAAGAATGCGCCTTGCTTTATAACGTTACTTGCTGATCCAAGAGCTATACGATTAGGATCCACCCTTGTACCAAATCTTGTTTCTATTATACCCATGACCTTACTCCTTTGTCTTTATTTATATCATTCTACGTTAACTGTTGTGGCACCAGTTGTTAAAACTCCTGCATCTACAGCATCACCAATACGAGCAACTTCTTTACCTTCTACAAAAACTGTTGAAGCACTTCCAGTTATTGGTGCCTGATGCGGGAAAGTATCTGTACTATGTACGATTGTCTCGTCATCTTTACGTGCCACTAACTCTCCTTCTGCAAATACTGTACTCTGAGCCGGAGTATCTAGCGTTGAGATTAAAGTACCACCATGTCCAGTCGTTAGTGAGTCTCCCTTTCTACAAATAAAAGCCATTATGTACCTTCGAAGGGGTTATCTAAGTCTGATAAGGCGTTCCATGAAGCTAGATCAGTTACTGACTGATCAACTTGATCTAAGTTTTGATTGTCTGCTTTCTCTCTTTCAAATCTACTTGATATGGCAGCATGTCTACTTATATCAGTCTTTTGAAAATATGCTAAGCTTCCGTCATTAAGTTTTTTATTCCTCTCATCATATATCGCGTCGATTAATTCTTGTTGAGTTCCACTATACTTTTTAGTGGTTTCATCCCATTTACCAGTTCGTTTCAAAGCCTTGTTAAATATACCTGTCGCACCATTATTATATTTTACTGAACCTGGTCCATGTTGAACAGCTGTGCTAAATATAGCTTCTTGTACTCCATTACTAAAACTACCATCACATAAGTTCATACCAGTTGAATCTTTAATTGAATCTACTGCAACATCGTAATGTGATCTTCTTATAAAATCTTTTTGCGCTTGTTGAAATGCAGGGTTCTCTCCGAGTTGTTTCCATTTTGGAGAAAATGTATTTCCTGAATCTAGTTGTGCAGCAGCTGCTCCACCCGCTGCAGTTAAATCGCCAAAGAAGTTTTGATTTGGATTATTTGCACCGTTGTAATCTGGATTATTTTCCATAAACGTAAAGAAGTTATCCATAGGAGATGTTCCTGAATTATTTTTTCCCCTATCAGAAGATATTTGATGAAACCCCCATGAGTACCTATTTCCGTAACTAAACTTTTCGAGGCCTCTTACACCAGCTCTTCCGTTTGATTCATACTTTTGAGACAACTCTCCGAGTGTGGATCTTGTACATTCGCCTGGTAACCCCTGTAATCTTTCAAGTACTGCTGCTGAAGTTTGTGGGTTTCCCTTTGCACCTGCAGATGGGTAATTTACACCATCTTGAGACGTAATTACATTACCATCATCATCTGTAGTTTCTCCACTTCCTCCAGCGCTCTCTTTATCTGGTGCATAATCACCAGCCCATGAAAGTTGTACACCTCCAAGGTTCAAATCAACCTTTGTTCCTTCAATATCAACTGCAGCATTTGAAAATATGTTAATATTATCTAAAGCTGTAAGATTCATGAGACCTTTAACACTAAAGTTGCAATCCCCTTCAACAACAAAATCTAAGTTACCTGTGACGTGAAGTTTATCATCACCAGTTGCAGTTCTAAAACCATTCTTATGATGTGTTACTACATCACCATTTCCATGCATCTCGATAAATGTACCAGATTTATGGAATATATGAATCCTTTCATATCCATCAGTATCATCAATTTCTATAACATGACCGCTTGATGTTTGATGTACTGCATTACTTGGATATGCTGCTTTGTAAGGACTTTGTGGTTCGTCGATTATAGAGTTAGAACTTTTCGATAAAGTATTTGTTCCTCTTGCTAATTGACTCGTTGTTACATCCTTTATGGCACCATCAGATTCTTCTTCGATCTTTGGTAGTGAACCTAATACAAGAGGATCTTGTGAATGTTTTCCATCTAAGAATATACCAAAGACTCGAGCGTTGACTTGTATGCCTACGGTATTTCCAAGTCCTTTTACACCACCTTCGGATATTGGCATGACGACTTGTGCGTATGGCAAATCTGCGTCAGGTATATCTTCTTTAGTGCCTTCATGTATTCCAAAGATCTTGACTTGTACACGACCAAGTTCTAAAGGATCATTGATGTTTTTAACGACACCGATAAACCATCTTGTATTATCACCATAAAATTCTGTATATCTTTTTGGTATCATTGTTCACCGCTTCCTGTTGCAGGTGGTGGAGGATCAGGTATCTCCATATTTGAAAACCTTGCACCTGTAAATGTAATGTCATATCTCTCTCGCTTGATAACATGCTGTGCACCCATTATCAAATATTCTCCTGAAAATTTACTGTCTACATTTGTTCCATCAGTATCAAATTGATCCGTTGGTGGAAATTCAATACGCATCTTTCTTCCGAGAGTATTATTATGATTGCCTTCCATAAATTCTATCCCGTTCATAGTAAATATCATAGGTGATTTATGCATAAGATCCAAATACGCTTGAGCTTTTGTTATATTTTTATAGTCTGCTAAGTTCGAACACTCTGAATATGAGAGGTCAAACTGACGAGACTTTGATGTACGATGAGAATTTGATCCACCAAATTGTGCTATCACCCTACTTTTTTCAGTATTAAATTTAAGTGTTTTATCGTACAAGACCCGCTTCTGCATTGGAGGCAACTTAGCGCTAAAAGCATCTAGTGTATCTTTTGATATGTCAAAGTTAAACGTTTGATTAGATATTGCCTTACTTCCAGAAGAGTTTATAAAGTTTTGTTTACTTCCTATCGTGCCATTTCTGATAATCTTGTATAAGTCTTCAACGTCACGATGAGTATATGAATTTACGACAGTCATAGCTGCAAGATCTAGTGATCCAGCCAATGGTTGTGAATACTTGAATGGTGGTGCAGGACCCTCAGCTTCTTTATCATTAATAGCTTGTCTATCAAGTAGCAAAGTGCCGAGGTCGTTAAACTGTAGATTTTTATCAACCAATGTTGAGTAAAAGAAGAATGGATAACCTTCAGCTGTTGTGGCTCTATTGGCTAGCCAAGAACATGCATCAAGAGGAGACATATTTGGTACTATTACTTTTAAATTCTGAATATCTTTTGCTTCGGTATCTACACTTCTATCCAAAGTTTGTGTTATCTTACTAATGATATCAGAACATTTTCCTTTATATACCTTGTTTAGATTTTTAAGGTTTGAATTAAATCCTATATCTTCGATTAAACTTAACGCTATCGTTTGTGATCTAGCATCTACTCCTCGAGCGGTAGCGTCCACACTGGCTATTATAAACGTTTTTATAATATTTTTAGTCTGAGCATCACCTTCTGATGGAGGTTTTCCTTTTCCGTTTTTCAACTCTATCTTAATTTTTTCTCCGCCAATAATATCAGCGCGTTCAAAGAAGTTCATCTCATCAATTAAGATCATTTTTGCGGTGAGGAATGGCAGATCTATATGTTCATAGATATCAATATCTGTAATTCCATGACGTATATCTACCTCTTCTGAAATTCTATCACTAGCTAGTAGTTGTACTTCAAAATCTAGAGGTGCTATCATTATATTCTAAGCGCATCTTTAAATGCATCACTTACCTGTCTAACATTATTTGGCCTGATTACCTTTATTTGTCTTAGCTCATCGTTTTGGGCTATTAGTCTTTCTAACCAAGTTACTTCTGTAATACCAGCCCCAGGCCCTACTTCTGGATCAATATCAACAACATCCTTTGACGCATTTTCATAGTGATGAGCAGCATTAACCTGCAATTCAGCGCTGTTTAAAACTATCGTTTCAACTACTCCGCTGCTATTCGTTGATTGTATATTTTCACCTGCAGTAAAGTTGCCTGTATTACTACCTATGTATAATTGACCCAGGTCAAGTTCTCTATGCACTATGTTGCCAGTGTGACCACTTGAATTACCGCTAACAGTTTGACCAACTTTAAATTTATCAGTAAGTTTTGTTCGAGTTGTAAGTATTAATTGATCATAATCTTTAGTGGCTTTTTCAAATGCAGTCTGTTGAGAAAGCGGCCATCCTCTTTCTCGTAAATGCGGATTCATCAGGTAAAATGTCCAGTAATAGTTAACTGATTCGTAAATATTAAATGACGCTTGATCTGGTCTTTCATCAGGTAGTATTTGATAATCTTGATAAGCGGTGATAGAATTGCGTACTTGATCTACGACATCTGAATATATTGCTACATTACGAAACAAATCAGGCGTAGCTTCTTGGCCAAACTTATATTCAATTATTGGGAAATCTCTAAAATAACTCATATCATGGCCCTATCATTGTTCCACCAGGCCCACCGGTTAGCTCATTTACACCAGTGTTTGTAGCAGTCTTCCCTGGTAATTTTGTCGTTTTATTGGTGTTCAATCCTGTATCTTTCAAAGCCCCACCCATATCGTGGAATGCATCTAGATCATCTTCATTAACAATATCTCCTCTATGAAGTGTCTTGTATTCTGTAAACGATAAAGATAGATCGACTTCAGTTGGAGATCCATCATCGTGTAAAACTGGTGTTGTTGGATTGTAATTAGTAGATATACTTCGAAGGTAGCTATATTTTATTGGCGTACCTACATGTTCGAACATTCCTCCTGCTCCAGACAATAACTGTATCTTAAATAAGCTCGGATACTCATAACCTATACCAAAACTTGTATTAGGTGGAATTTGTTGTGGATATGCATGGAACCTAAAAAACTTAACTATCTTTTTAACTACCTCTGATTCTCTTCGAGACTTTGGCACAAATTTAAATGAGAAGGTAAATGAACGCAGACTCACACCAGTAAATCTATTTCTTATATTCGGGTGTAATGCTACTCTACCTATAACACTTAATGTGTTTGAAAACCCTGAAGCTCCAAGCGCAGCAAATGCCTCTCCCGCTCTAAGAGTCGACAGAGTTGCAGCAGTACCTGTCAAAGCTTTTTGACCTTGAAAGAAGTCAAGAAAAGATTTTCCAGTTTCTTTTATGCCTCTTACCATAGCTGCAGCTGCATCGTTACCTTGTTCGAACGCAGATGCTCCAGCTATGGTAACTCCCATTTTAAAGTCAGCTCCTGAATATTCAAGGTTGTCGTTAACAGCAAAACTCATAGGAAGATGAATATTAGCAACGTCTCCATCGATCGGGTTTATATCGACCTTTCGAAACCCTTGTGTTTCCTTTGCATTTGGATCAAGCCCTGTAGATACACCGCTTTCAACAGCTTTAAACTTTAAGCTTAATCCTGGAGGATCAACCTTCATCGCTTGAAACTTTACCATTGACCTATGAAATGGGCTGTGATCAATAGGAAACCTTAAAGGTGTTCCGCCATTAATTTCATTTGCCATGAGTTTTTCCTTTATATATAATTTTAAGATATTTATATAAAAAGATGGCATATTCTGGTAAATTTAAAGTTAAGAACTTATCGAAATATAAAGGTGATTTTGATAATGTTATCTACAGATCTCTTTGGGAGAAACAAGTATTTAAGTGGTGTGATGAAAACCCTAAGGTAAAAGCTTGGTCCTCTGAAGAAACCATAGTTCCGTACTACTATGAAGCTGATAAGAAATATCATCGTTACTTCCCTGATGTAAAGATTGTCATGGAAGATAAGACCATCTTAGTAGAAATAAAACCAGCCATACAAACAGAACCACCAACAGGACCAAAAAGGACAAAGAGATATATTGTTGAAGGTTATACATATGTTAAGAATATGAATAAATGGGAAGCTGCTGAAGATTATTGTAAAGATCGAGGTTGGGAGTTTCAGATCTGGACTGAAAAAACATTACAAGAAATGGGCCTATTAGCAAAACCCGTACCAGGCAAATTAAAACCATTAAAACGATTAAAACCATACTCCAGAAAACGTAAAAAATAGTTATAAATACAAACATGGCTGGAGAGAGTTTATTTAGACAAATGGAAATAGAAGCATTTCGTGCTGGTATTACACCACGTACGAAAGAATCTATCAATTGGTTCCGTGATAAAGCGAGACAGTTATTTCGTGGAAGATACGCTCGTATGGATAGAAAAGATATAATGAACGATGAAGCTTTAAGCTTAAGAGGTCGACCAACTACTGCTGCATCACCTTTAGGAAAGATGTATATGTATATCTACGACGCAAAGCATAAAGATAAGTTACCATATTTTGATGCATTTCCGCTTGTAATAATGTTAGGTCCAGCCGAAAAAGGATTTTATGGATTAAATTTACATTATCTCCCACCTGTTGTAAGAGCAAAGCTTTTAGATGCAGTTTTAGGAAGTGCGAAAAGCGGTATCCCAGAAAAGTATATAGCACCTGCAAGAAAGAGATACTTAACAACACAAGTACGAAGTAGATTTGCTTTAGTTGAAAAACCAGAATGGGAGATAGCAACCTTTCTTCCTATGGCTGACTTCAGAGGTGCAAGTGTTGATAAGGTTTATAAAGATTCGAGGAAACTACTATGACAGATTCAATAGACAATCTTAAGTCGAAGATACAACAAAGAGGTGGGTTAGCAAGACCTAATAGGTTTTTAGTAGAATTACCTCCTCTTGCTGGAGTTTCTACAGAAGAGATGAATATACTATGTCGATCAGCAAGATTGCCAGGAAAACAGATACTAACAGCTGATCGAAGGATTGGAATGGAGTTTGAAAAGGTTGCCTATGGTTATGCAGTTGAAGATGTAACCATGAGTTTCTTGATGCTAAAAGATTACTCGATAAAGAAATACTTTGATGCTTGGAGAGATTCAACCATTGATGAAGACGCTCATACAGCAAGATATAAAAAGAGTTATCAAAAGAAAATCGTAATACATCAGCTCGAAGAAGCAGTACCATCATTTCATTTAGGTGCTAACTTTAATATTGGACCTTTTAATATTAAAGCTGGAAAGGATATAAACATACCAAAGATACCTGGTACAATGATGAGAAATTCTGTATATTCAGTAGAATTGGTAGATGCATTTCCAACAACTGTTGGAGGCATAGATTTAAATAACGATGCAGATGGCATTGTAGAGTTACAAGTACAATTATCATATACTAATTGGAGAAAGAATAGACCATCACAATTTAGTTTTGATTTTGGTCCTTTCGGTGATATGTTAGGTATCAGCGGAGATTTTAAATTTAGAGATTTAGCGGGTAAGTTCTTGCCAGATGGAGGAGCAAATATTAATAGATTAGCTAATGACTTTAAAATAGGGGAAAAGTTTGGCGTAAACGTCGGCGGAAGTTTTAAAATTGGTTTTTAAGGAGTGAATAAATAATGGCTTTACCAAAATTAAATAGTTCACCTAAGTATGAGATGACAATCCCGTCATCACAGCAAAAGGTGAAGTTTAGACCTTTTCTTATTAAAGAAGAAAAGAACATGTTAATTGCTACTGAAAGTGGTGATACACGAAATATATTAAATGCTTTGTTAAATACACTAAAATCATGTATTGATGAAGATATTAATGAAAATAAATTAGCAACATTTGACATTGAATATATGTTTTTGCAACTCAGATCAAAAAGTGTTGGTGAGACTGCAAAGATAGGAGTAGAATGCGAACAGTGCAAAACTGCTAACGAACTAGAAGTTAATCTTGACGACCTCAAGATCGAAATACCTAAGGTTGAAAAAACAGTTAAGATCAACGATGATATTCAGGTTGAACTTGACTATCCAACATTTAACAACTTAATGGCTGCAGGTGTCGATACAGATTCTTTTAGTAGTACTGAACAGTTGTTTAAGATGATGAACTATTGTTTTAAGACTTTGATAACAGAAGATGAAAGGATTAATCTCAGAGAAGTATCTCAAGAAGAGGTTACAGAGTTTATAGAATCTATGGATTCAAAGCAGTTTTTGAAGATACGTGAATTTTTAGAGAGTATACCGAGACTTAAAAAGGATTATGAAATAACTTGTACATCATGCGGTCATGTAAATAAAAATACGTTGGAGGGTTTAGCAAATTTTTTGTCATAGCTCTATCTCATGAGAACTTAGCAAATTACTATGAAATAAATTTTAATTTGATTCAACATTGCAAATATTCACTTACTGAGATAGAGGAAATGATACCCTGGGAAAGGGAGATTTATTTAGGACTACTACAAAATTATATTAAAGAAGAAACTCAAAAGAGACAACAACAGGAAGCACAACAAAGAGCAAGATAATGGCTAAAACTTTAGAAGATGTCATAAAACAACTTAAAGAGAATCAAAACATTGAGAAAGATTCTGATAAAGAGTTGCGCGCGGCTGTTCTTGAACTAGGTAAAGCTATCAAAGGTTTAACTGGCAATAAAAATATTAATAAGTTTGATGATTTAGAGACCTCTCGTGAAAAAAGATTTGGAAGAAAAGATAAACAGTCAGCAGCTGCTGTAGGTGGTGGAAAACCAAAAAGCGGGTTAGCTGGTCTTGGTATCGGTCTTGGAGCTGCAGGTGCTGGTCTCGGAGCTTTCTTCTTAAGTTTAGCTGGAGCCGAAGCCATCATATCAAAGTTCGGTGATGGAGGAAACTTTGGTAAGTTACTTGGGAATATCGGAGAAGGTTTAGCAAAGTTTGATGGTAAAGGACTAATTGCAATAGGCGGTTTATTAGGAGCAGGAGCGTTATTTGGAGCTGTACCTATAATAAGCGGTATGGGAGCAGGTGTAGGAATAGCTGCTATTGGTTTAGGTGTATCTGCATTTTTTGGAGCTCTAGCCGGAGGTGATATGGCCATCGGAGCAATGGAAGCTACTGGTAAAAATCTATCAACCTTTATGGAAAACATTGCAACTGGATTAGGTAAATTAGATAATAAAGAACTTGCAAATATTGGTGTAGCATTAGGTGCTGGTGGAGGTTTAGGTATCTTATTCGGTACTGTAAAAGCTTTTGCAGCATTTACGGGAATGACAGCTCTTGGAGCTGGAATAGCTGGCTTTTTCACTGCGCTTGGTGTAGGAGATAAACTTACTCAAATGATGAACGTCGATGGCACTGGTTTAGCTGCTTTAGTTACAAACATGAGTAACGCCATAGGTGCATTAGACAACGATGCACTAATTAAAGTTGGTGGATTATTATTTGGCGGTGGTGTATTAGGCATATTATTTGGTCTCAAAAAGGGTGGAGGAAGACTCGCGGGTGCAGGAGCCATAGGTTTAGTTGCTTTTGCTCTTGCTTTAGGAGCTTCTCTTTCTGCAATGGCTGCTGTACCTGAAGCAGCTAATAAGATTGGATTTGGAACTGGTGAATCATTTAAAGCTTTACTTACAAATATCGGAGATGCATTTATAGCATTAGAAGGTGATGGGTTTAAGTTCATTGCAGCTGCAATGGCAGGTGGAGCTTTAGCTGGTTTCCTAGGAGTGGGAGTTGCAGCAAATGTCTCAGCTGGCATAGTGCTAGTTGGTGCTGCCATAGGTGGATTTATATCTTCATTAGCAATAGTAACTAAACTTCCAATATTGTTGGGTGTTGATGGATCCTCGTTTAAAACAATAATGACAAATATTGGAGAAGGATTAAAACCCTTAAACGATTTAGATTCTGGTCTTTTAGGAAAAGTTAGTGCACTAGGTTTGGTTGGTCCAGCTGTAGCGTCTTTAGTATTGGGTCTCGGAGCAAAAGCTGGTATAGATGCTGCATTTACAACATTTAAAAAAGTATGGAACTTTCTAACTGGTGCAGATAGTACAACAAACGCCGATGACGCCAGAAAAAATCAATTAGTAGCCATTGTAGAATCTTTAAAACCCTTAAATGATTTAGATGTTAACGTTGCAAATAAAATGGATACTATAGCTAAGTCTTTAACAACTTTCGCTGGCGCTATCAGAACATTAGCAGGTGTTAATATAAACCAGTTTAAAAAGGGATTTAATCAAATAGCTGAAGGTTTAGCTAGTCAAATTCAAGTGTTAGACGCATTAGCTAATGGTGGGACTCTAGATAAAAAAGGAATATTTTCGTATTTTCGTAGTCCTATAGATTTTAAAAAGGGTATATTGGATCCAGGCTTAAAATTAAATGAATTAACACAACAAATAGCAAAAGCACAATTTGTACTTGGCCAAAGAGATAATCCATTTGTGGATATGGAAGGCAGAGGTGTGGCCTTAAACGAAGCTTTAAATGAAAGAAGATTTGCTGATCTTCTTGGAGGACCAGACACAATAATAAGTGCACCTGATAATAGTACGACTATTAATAATAGCAACTCTCAAGCCATAATTGCCGGTGATAATCAAGGATTTAACCCCGCCAATGTTTTACAATTTAGAAATTTTAGATAATGTGTAGGGAGGACTGTGGGTTTACCTCCAACTAGGTCGACCGAGATACCATCTCTTATATCCCCTAGAACTTGCTCCCACTCGGTAGAGTGATGTGATCTTTAGCTGCTAAGCCTTAAACCTGGCTACCACGCCTGAGCAATCAAGTTACGCCTCTTGGTAAGACGCGTTTCCTTGCACTACACCATTTGGTCCGTCGACCAAAACTGAATTCGTAGTGAGGGACTGACCGTGGTCCCTCGCGCGTTTATTAAGTAACGACCCTTTCATTTAGCCTTCTTGTGCTAACTTTGCAAAGTAAGACATTGTATCGTCTTCTTCTTTCTCTTCTTTAACAAGAGTATCAACACTTTCGACATTTGCTGCTGCCATAGGTGCAGCTGTTGGTTGATTCATTTGTGCCTCTTGCCTCATAGACATTTCACCTAATGAATCTGTATTTTCACCAAGAACTCTTTGCAGTTTTGCTTTGAGTTCGTCATAAGTTTTGTAGCTTTTAGGATCTACAAACTCATCGAGTTGGTGCATCGTATCGTACACAGTTTCGAGCTTTGCTTCATCTGCATCATATAGAGATGATGCTTTATCAAACTCTGATTTGTCGTAGTTTCTATAACCTTCTACGTTTCTTATTTTAAGTTTGAAGTTTGCACCTTCCCAAAAATCAAATGGATTTACTGGCTCTTCATCTGCAAATTGTGGTTGCATTACATCCATGATTTTATCAAAGATCTTTTTACCAAATTTAAAGAGAAACACTTTACCTTCTGCGTCTGGATTTGCAGAGTCTTGAAGAACTAAGATGTTAGTCACATAATGTAATCTTCTTTTCTGTGTTCGAGCTCGATCTTTATCAGACTCGATACCTGTATTCCATAGACGAGAGTTAAGTTCACCGACTGGGTCAGGTTGACCGATAGAAGTTAAAGAGTTTTCAATATACCATAATCCTGTTGGCCCTTTAAAGCCATGATCCCAATATCTAACCCATGGAAGTTCTTGACCTTCCATCGCTGGAAGAAACCTAACAACAGCGTAACCATTACCAGCTTTATCAACTGTTGGTTTCCATATTCGTTCATCTGCGTAGGATTTTTTTTCGCCTCCACCAGATGTGGCTTCAGCTGCTTGAATTAGTTTTGATATTTGATCTTTATTACGTTTTAAATTTTGAAATGACATTGTATATCCTTATATAACTGAAATATTAACTGTATTATTATACACTGTATTGAAACAAATGTACATCTATTTATACACATTAATCGGCAAATGCGCTATCTAATGTGTTTAGTTTAGGTAAAAAGTTTAAGTTCATCGCTTCAGCTTCTACTTTGCTTTTGATGATCGGTGAAACAAACTTCTTAACATCTTCTGGATCAATACTATTCTTTTCGCAAAGATGTAGTATTGCATCCATATAATTTATACCAAGCTCACTTACTGTTCGTTCTATGAGCTTAGTAAATTTGCTCTTAGTTAAAAATTGATCTTCTATTATCATTTATTAACAGTCCTCAATAAAATTGTATTATCATTCATTCTACCATTTGGTGAAGTCACTTTAGTCTTTAAGACTTCTGTCCAAGCTTTGTCAACTTGATTTGGTGTCTTCGTCATAACAGTTTGAATAAACCCGAGTTGAGATGATCTGAGTGTGCATTCTCGACTTAATTCTTTATCAAAGTTTTTAATGGTACTACCACTGATGATAAAGCCTTTAGGATCTTGAGTAACATACTCAGCTAACCTCTTATATTTAGTATTGAAGACAAAGAGTCTTACACTACCAATTACATT